CCACGCCATCGCCTCGATCGGTGTCAGATTAGGTACAATGACCTTCATCTCCTGATACCCCTTACCTGACGATTCGATCTCTTTGTCTATTGTCTTTGCGATCTTTCCTATAATAGAGGCCGGTGCGCCACGGTACGGTAGGTTAACGTTCGTGTAGTTAGACGCAAACGCATGTTTCTCGATAAGGTGTAGAATGATACCTTCGGAGTTGTCGTTGATCTTGGTTGCGGATAGAACCTTGGTGATCGTGAAGTCTTTATTTATTTCCACTGCGTCTTCGTGTGCGTGTTTAAGTCCAACCGAAACATTTTCGTGTCCCTGCAGTAATCCACTTGAGAATATGTCTGCAGTGTCGGTGAACGACATGACTGCAGTAAGATACGGTTTGTCTAGGTGCTCGAATACATCGATGTCCGTAACAACGTTCTTTAGTTCGATATTACCAAGACCCTCGATACCCTGCAGTAAAACGCTGGTGAACTCGAAGGGTGTTTTGTGTTCTAACTCAAGTGGGCTCTCACTCATAGTGATCTCATTGCAGCGTTGAATGCTGTCGCGATACTTGACATCGATGATGGTTTGATGACGCGAATCTGTCGCAATCCATTATTCTCTTCTATGTAAAAGTCTTGATGAGTGACCTCATTGACGAATGCGCCCGGGCCTACGAACGGATCGATGTCTACTTTGTTGCCATCGGCATCCACGTAGTATCGTGCGGATAAGTATTCAGGGGATGAACTCTCGACCAACAAAGTCTCAAGCGTTGTACCCTGCGACGTGATCTGCTCACCATCGACGAAGTATCCACTAACATTCTCCAGTACGACTTGACCCAACTGTAGGTTACGTCGTGCAATCGTACCTGAACCGTACTGACCGACAACTGATTGACCTACATTGAACTTGGTAGCGACATTCTCTCTTGTATTCAAAACGAGTCCGTGGTAATCCTTCTGGACTTTCTTTACCACATCCTTAGTTGTCATTGGCCATCCGCGCTCACGCAGACCATCGTTCATCAAATAGAACGTCCAATGTAGTTGAGGGTTACTATAGAAAGTGTTCGCAAGTGTATCCGCACGTTCACCTTCTTTGATGTAGTAATCTTCGTAGTATGACCCGTTAAGTTTTACCTGATCAACGATGTCGGCGTACGCAGTGATGTTCTGCATGACCGCACGGTCTTTCTCATCACCGAAACGATAGAACTCCTTTGGAAAATGTTTGAAATACATTAGTAACCGTCCCGAATATCTTTTCTATCCAACGTGCGTTCTTCGGTAAACGATAGAGTCAGATCAATCTCGACTGGACTACCGTCCTCGTGGAATGCCATCGAACTTGCATTGTAGTTGGTATTGATCGCCTTCAAGTAACAGTCCGCAATCTTTGTACCGATGCGTGAGGTCGAACCGTCCTCGTGTTTAAATGTCGGAACGATCTCGAATAGGTTAGGGTACTTATAGCCAGGCGATACCTTGTTTGTTTCATCACGGAAAAGCGCCTCTGGGTATGCATACATTCTGAACATATCGATGATGCCCTTGACTGCAAGTGACTCTTGTTGGTTGCGTGGAATGAACTTGAACTGGAACGTGAACTCACGTACCGCAACACCACGAAACACTGCACGTTTGTTAGGGTTGACTGTTACCGCAAGTGCAACACTACCAGCCGCCGCGATCTCTTGAGGTAGGAATCTCTGTGCACCACGAACCGCACCCAGTCGTCCAGTGTCTGCCGCCATGTCACCTTTGAACAGATCACTGATACTTGTTACTGAGTTGCCTAGTGCATCAAACGTCTGCGCCATGATACTAGAACCACCGTCAGAAAGACCTGCCAATGCACCCGCACCCATGATACCTAGATCTGGCGTGTCGTATCCAAAACCATCTTGCACGGTAAATGATACTGGTAGGAAAATAGTGATTAGGTCACCTGTAGGAGTAACCGCACGAGACTTGACCACGTTACCACCCGTTGCGGCACCTGATCCTCCCGCGTCAACGACACCCTCTTCTTTTTTTCCTGAGGCTTCATCATCTGCGTCACCACTTTGATCACGAAGATTGACTAAAGACTTAACTATCTCCATACCGACCTTTGAGTTCACGCTAGGTGGAGATATTCGTTTTGGAAAGAAGTGAATAAACGTGCGCATCTCGGCTGCACCCCCTTCGTCATCTTCTAACGGATAACGAAGTTGAGTACCACCTTTCATGATCTCATCTCTTTGCGCTTCGGTAATTTCTTTGTTTGCGGTATCTTTCGCCAACCTTACTGTTGCTTGATCTGCAACAGGAACTCCGACATCACTCGCTTTAGTCCCCTCTTTGTAATAAGGGTTGTCGCCTTGACTTCCAATCATGTGGACGTACCTGTGTGTTATAAATATGATTTAACTATTTATACACGATTTTTAAATGAAGACTTACAAGGGACGATACAAGCCGAGCAACCCGTCGAAATACGTGGGTGATATCGACAACGTAGTATATCGATCCGGTTGGGAACGTCACGTCATGAAGTGGTGCGACACCAATTCGGATGTCGTCCAATGGATGTCCGAAGAGTTAATCATACCCTACATCTGCGAGACCGACAACAAACCACACCGATACTTCATGGACTTTGTGATTAAGTTTCGCTCCGGTCGTGTCGTCCTTGTTGAAGTCAAACCAGAGAAAGAAACCAAACGACCACAACGGAAACAGGGGAAGTCTCGCCAGACTCTTCTGAACGAAGGTCTCACCTACATCAAGAACCAATCCAAGTGGAAGGCTGCGCAGGAGTATGCACTCGATCGCGGGTACCACTTCGAGATCTGGACAGAGAAAGAACTTACCGCAATGGGTATCATGCCCAAGTCTACGCAACGTATGCGCACCAAGAAACCACTGAAGAAACTCGCACCGTTTAGGAAAAAGAAAAAACGCGTATAAATAGAAACACTAGGTTTTAAAGATAGTAGAGTTTCATGGCGAATATCTTCAACAAGTTGGAACTGGAAGCGTTCCGTGCGGGTATCACACCCCGTACTAAAGAATCACGAGAATGGTTCCGCAAGAAAGTCTCCAGCATGAGAAGCATCAACCGTGAGCGATTGATGCAAGAAGACCCTATCGAACAGAAGGGTAGTCAAGTTGTGGGTAACATGTACATGTTCTTCTACGATCCGAAACATAAAGAAACGTTACCATATTATGATAAGTTTCCATTGGTCGTCGTGATCGGTCCAGCCAAGGGTGGTTTTCTTGGATTGAACCTTCACTACCTACCACCTGTGTTACGTGCGCAGATGTTGGATGCGTTGATGGACATCACAACGAATAAGAAGTTTAATAACAGTACCAAGTTCAAAGCGTCTTATGAGTTGTTAGTGCGTACTTCGAAACTGAAGTACTTCAAGCCGTGTTTGAAACATTATCTGAATGAACACGTCAAGAGTGACTTCGCGTACGTACCCCCACCTGAGTGGGAAATCGCAACGTTCTTACCAACTGCGCAGTTCGAGAAGGCAGGTAAGAATACAGTTTATCGAGATTCTAGGAAGATGATCTAATGGCATCAATAGAAGACTTAAAGAGTAAAATGATATCCAAGGGTGGTATGGCTGTATCGAACCAGTTCGCAGTCGTATTGCCTGGGCAGGTAGGTGGTAAAGAGGGAGAGAAGTTAGACACCCGTGACGCAAACATTCTATGTAAGAACGTCAACCTACCTGGCCGACAGATAACGACACTGAATCGTTCGATTGGTCTGTACAACCATAAGGTTGTGAACGGATTCATTGTCGATGATGTAACGATGACGTTTCGTCTTATGAATGACTACGGAGTGCGCAAGTACTTCGATGATTGGATGAACCTAATGGTAGGACATTCAACCAGAACTGAAGAGCAAAAGAAAGTGATGAAAGGAACTGTGGGGTGGCATGACGACTACACCGCAGACATTACGATTCACCAGTTGCGTAAGCCACAGGTACGAGTCGGGTTCGATTTAGGTCCACTCGATATCAACTTCGACATACTTGGTGAATCAATATATACAGTTAAGTTGTTAGACGCCTTCCCTACTAGCATGTCAACCATCCAACTAAGTGACGATCAAGATGGTATGGTAGATGCGACAGTGACGTTCTCGTACGTCAACTGGGTGAAAGTGAAGGATGAAAGGTTCGGTATCACGCCAGATATCAACTTTAACTTTGGTGGTTTAATTTAAATTATAGGATTACATTATGGCATTGCCCAAGATTAACTCGACGCCGAGTTATCAAGTTACCGTTCCGTCCACTGGACAGACGGTTTCGTTTAGACCGTTTCTAGTGAAAGAACAGAAAACGTTATTGATTGCACTAGAGACACAAGATCGCAAGGACATGGTTCGCGCTATCATTCGTACCATCGAGTCATGCGTTGAAGAGGCACTTGAAGGTGAGTTAACTACGTTCGACGTGGACTACTTGTTCACTAAGATTAGAGCCAAGTCAGTTGGTGAAACAAGTGACCTCATAGTGACATGTAGTAAGTGTGAGGCTAAGAATGAGGTGACTGTTGAACTAGATCGTATAGAAATCGGTGATGTGTCCGGTACTAAAAATATCAGACTGACCGATACAATGGAACTGGAGATGAGATTTCCAACCTACGACGATCTACTCAGCAACCCTAAGATTTACGAGTCAACATCTGTGACAGAGTCATTGTTGCAGTTGGTGATCTCATGTATGGATAAGATAAAGACCGAAGAAGAGCTCTACGTAGTGAGAGACGAAACTGCGGAAGAGATTGCCGCATTCGTAGAGTCCATGACTTCGGAGCAGTTTGACAAGGTTGCGAATTTTGTTAACAATATTCCAACTATACAAAGTGTTGTAGACTTTAACTGTATCAAGTGTGGTGCAGAACAGTCAAAGACCTTTGAGGGTATTGATGATTTTTTTTGATAAATCTCTCCCACGACAGTCTGGCGAATTACTACCAAGTTAATTTCCAACTGTTGAACAACTTCAACTATAGCCTTATTGAGGTTGAAGATATGTTACCTTGGGAGAGAGAGATTTATTTGAATATGTTGATTGACGATATAAAAGAGAAAAACGAGCGAGCAAAACAACAGGGATAAATCATGGCTGATACGCTACGAGAACATTTAGAGAAACAGGGTGACGCCCTAGAAGATCTTAACAAGAACGTTAAGGGTCTGTCTGGTTCTATTTCTCAGATGGTCAGACAGACCGCTGAAGCGAATCTACGTGCACGAGAAGAACGCAACGACGCACGTCTTGCTGCTATGGCTGCACAGAGAGGTGGGGGTGGGGGTGCCCCTGCCACAGGTGGCGGTGCGGGTGGTAAGAAAGGCGGTAAAGCTGGTTTTATGGATCGCGTCGGAGAGGGATTGGGTCTGGGTACCGGATTCGCTGCAGTAAAGGCCGCAGGTAAACGTCTAGGTGTCGCCGCACTACTGCAGATGTCTGCGGACTTCCTTGGTGATCAAGTAGAAGAAGCGACAGGTAGTACAGACCTTGGTGACGCAACTCAACGTGCACTCAAGTTGGGTAGTTTCGGTGTCTTGTTCGGTAAAAAGATTGGTGCAATCGCAGCGTTTGTTGGTGCGGTCGCTACCGACGAAAACATTGCACAGTTGGAATCACTTGGTGAAAAAATTAATATCGCAACTGCAGACATTCAAGCGTGGTTTGGTGCGGACGGTGTCCTAAGTGTAGAGAAGGCCTTAGATAAATTAAGTAACGGTATTAACAAGTCTTTGCAGTTTATGAATGATTTGGCCGACCCTAACAAAAGTTTCTCAGACGCCTACTTTAATCCTGATCTCGCTGACCCAGCGGCACTCGCCTCAGGAGTCTACGGTATACAACAAGGTAGATCAGTAGGACGTGAAGGTGCCAAAGAACTGTATAGGAAGATGTTTGGAAAAGAATCACCGATCGATTACGAGTTTGATGAATCACAACGAAGACAATTTAATAAATCAACCTTTGCGAATTTATCGGACAAACAGAAACAGTCACTTGCAAGTCAAGGATTGACCGCGGCAAAGGATGGATCACTTAGACTTAACGGTAAGTTTGCAAGCGTAAACGCAGTCGATGATATCTTGCGCAGTGCGGGTATTAGTAGTTCTGGACAGAGTAATGCAGCGCGAACCGCACTACAAAACATCATCAATGAACGCGCAATGGCAGCCAATCCACGGTTTGCAAATGTATTTAAGTTCGCAAGGAAACTACCTTTCATAGGACCTTTTTTAACAACGGGTGCCTTGGGTGGTATCATTCTGGATGAAGAAATGCCTCTGGAGCAAAAGTTGGAGGAAGGCGCTGGACTTCTTGGTAGTGTTGGTGGTGCCACACTTGGTGCTGTCCTTGGTGCGATGATTGGTGCACCTGCCGCGGGTGTAGGTGGTATTGTCACTGGGGCGATTGGTGCAGTGGGTGGTGCCATGGCAGGTGAGTACCTAGCTCGAGAACTTATGAAGTACATACTGACCGGAGACGAAGGTGTAGTAGGTGCAACTAAGGCAGCCAACCAGTTAACTCAGAATGCAACCGGAGGTGGTGGTGCAACTGGTGGTGGACAAGGTCCGGTGTTTACGTTACCACCAACTTCAGGCGCAAGAGTAACTTCTGCGACATCTGAGTCAAGTACCCTTGCGGGTGCACCTAACTACATCATCATGGACAACAGCCAGAAGTCTGTTAGTACAGGCAATGGTGGTGGTGGCGGTATATTCAACTTCGGTGGGTCTGCATTCTACGATCAATTCGATCCACTTGCAGGTACTCGTACCGCAGGAT